CTATTCTGTAAAGCACTGCTTGGAACCCACGATATTTTAAATCTTCCACTTGGATTTGGTGTAAATATAACAGTTGAATCTTTAATTCCGTTAGCCCACTGAAAATTGCCAGTAGTAACTACATTTGTATTACCAAGATCTTCGTTATAATCTATTTGCTCGTATATCTTAACTAAGTTAAATATACTGTTTTTTGTTTCATCTCTAAAAGCGTGTTCCTCTGTACGCGGAAACTGTCTATAGAATTCATTTAAAGCATCCTGGTCCCCTCTTAAACCATCCGCTTCATTATCCCAGTGTTCTATAACTCCGACGTCTATAACGTCTCCTAATGGACCTAATACTGTTTCCTTAGGCGTATTGAATACAGGCATTCCATATTCATCTATAAACCCTTCGTAATTCCATTCCATTGGAATAAATAAAGAATATAAACCAGAAGCTGTTTGTCCGTTTCTGTTTCTTTTTGTTACACTGGAATTTCCATATAACTTTTTAAAATTAGCTCCTCCTTTATCTAAGGCATTTGAGGTTGAACCCATCATACACTTACCGATAATTCTAGAACCTAATCGTAAACACGTTTTTGTTACTCGCCAGTTATTTAATATATTATCTGGTCTTTCCCACTTTCCACTTTCATCGTGTACTAGTAATTTTAATTTTTCCCCATCATAGGAGTTGTCGCCAGTGTTTTTCCAATCTATTGTGGTATCGAGGCCTTCGAGGACTTCGACGCTTTGTTTGTTTTGGATTGATTTTCTTGTGAGTCTGGATGCTGGTATCCTATACGCCAATTCCGTTTTCGGTCTATCCATTCCGTCTTGTATTGGTTTGAAAAAGAACGGGTAGTTAACCGATATGGGTACGACTTTATCCGTGAACATTTTCTTCGCATCGGAGCCAGATTTGGACAATATCCCAAACCGTGCATCACTTGATATTGTGGCCATGTTGACAGTCTCCCCGGATGCCATGAACGAAAATCCAGAACGTCTGTTTTTGAGATATGACATGCCGTAACATCTGCTGTCTGCTTTGCAAGCTTCCCAGAATATAAAGAATAATCTATTTGCTTCTCTAAAGTCTGGTCGCCCAACGTCAATTTTGCTCCACTGCAGGTACATAAAATGAGCACCAGTAATGTAAGTAGCCACGCTCTTATTATTGAACCAATGGCCTTCGTCGCGTCTTTTAAATTGTTCATCTATATAGGGTTCCCATTTATTTTGAAAATCTTCAGGATATTCCCTCCAGTCAAATATACTTGTTACTGACTTTAATTCTTTAGGATATTCTTCAGCTTTCCATTTGTTATTAGCTTCGTCTACTTTAGACGGTGTCTTAGGTAATGCTATTTTTAGATTTTGTATATTATATATATCACCTATCTGTCCTGTTTTGCTTATAACAACTAAATCGTGTTCTTTGTTATAACCATATTCCCACTTCTTAGCTTTATTTAGCCTAGATATTGTAGTTAGTTTAACAGGAGTTATTATTTTATATAATGATTGCTCGTACATTATGTAGATCGTTTTTCAGCAAACCCTTTAAAAGCTTTTTTCTCAACTTCTTCTTTAGGCTTGTTGTTCAGCATATCCTCCTCCTCTTGTATTCTAGTAAGTATTTCGAAGGCGTCAAATATAGCAAGCTTCTTTGTGGCAGCAGCATTCTTAAGTCTGTCAGCTGATATATCTTCACCTGAGTCAACGATCTTTTCTCCCGCTACCTTTATTAATTCCTCAACTGCTCTATGTCCAGCTTGGATTATATTCTTCTTCGTTTCCTTGATGTTCATATTTGATTGTAATTGATTTGGTGGGTACTCTATAAACTCTATCTTTATCGATAACAAATTCATATTCCGCCCCTGGCTTAAAGCCAATTAAGTCTCCTTTAGCTACGCTTTGCAGCTCTGGATCCTTACTATATAAAATTCCAACACCCTCTTTTTCGAAGTCAGTTGAAAACATCTTTGTTTCTTTAATTGGTTTAACAAAGTTAAAACCTTCTCTGCTCATCCATCCGCAGCAACGCTTGTAAGCGTAAACCTGTCCATCATCAGCAAAATAAATATTGTCCTTATAATAAGACTTACTGTTTTTTTCAACACCTCTAATGTCTTTAAAACGTCTAAACACATTGTGATGAACTATTACCTCATCGCCAACTTTAATATCTGTTTTAATTTCAGAGGGTACTGCTATTACTTTACCAACTCTATTTGAGTAATTATGGTTATGCAATTCAGTATTTAAAATAAGCTCGTTACCTTCTATATCTTTTTTGTTGTTGTATCTTTCTCCTACTGGTTCTATAATAAAATCATATAGAGCCTTCATTAATACTGGAGATCATATTCTATGGCAATTGCCATATTTTTATTAAAATCTTTCCAGGGTAAAACCTCATCTTTTTTCTTTATATATATTGAGTACTTTGAATCTTCTTCAATTATATTAGCTATAATATGACCACCATACACTTCCTGTCCAACAGAATAGTGCATGGCGTCAGTTTTATAGTCTCTGCCGATACTAATCTTTCGTATCAACTTCTTCTTCTTTGATATCGCCTGTTTGGATATCTACAGATACTTGTCCGTACACTTCCTCTAATTGCTTTTGGACTTCTGCAAGTTTTACCTTAGCATCTTCCATGGAATGCAGCAGCTCATGCTTCTGAGCTTCCAAGCCTCCTATTTGCAATTGAATACCGTTCATTGCGTTCACTGCTTCTTGTAATCCTTTTAATTCTTCTTGTGTTAACTTTTTTGACATTTTATTTGATTTAATTGTTATTACTTATATTATTAATTACGTGTTATACATGATAGCTACTTTATGGACCGCAAGATCTTTCTAGCTGCCATCCCGTGTTCTGTGGGCCTGTAACTCTAATGGTAACGAATGGCGATGCTTGATAATCCGTCGTGTCATAAACCCACCAAACTAATTGTTGGTAAGGCGAAACCAAAGGGTTTGCGATTCCGGTATCTTGAGTGTATTCAATCCCTCTATCTGGTACAGTTCCCTTGTTAGTTCCAATGAATTGTGTTAGGGAAGTTTGAGCCACTGTAGGTACAACATTAGAAGGTTCAGTCCCGTATACATTATCAAAAGGTCCAAAGTTTGAATTTGCAGCCATACCCGTTGTCGCTACTTTATTTACGCTGCCGTGAATTATTTCTAATTTATCAGGTAAACCATAAGCTGTAAACATTATAGTTATATTCCCACCTGAGGGATCTAAAGGTATGGTGTTATCTGTTATTCCTTCGCCCCCTGGTAAAGCTACTGCATTACAAGGAAGACCAGAAGAATCTCTATCTGGCCACCAAACGCCGTTTAATATTGCAGACCAATTCATTACTGAATAGCTACAATATCCGCAACCGTAGTATTAACCCCTGTTACAATAGTATTAACTATGCAAGGTAAAAAGCTACCATTCGGAATGTTTTTAAATACCACTGGAATATCTGGCGAGCCCATTAAAGTAACTTCTATATCTCCACCGCTTCCTAAGTATAATGCGCAGTTTCTGACATTAGTAGTTCCTGCTACAACTGGAAATGCATTTGTTCCAAAGTCTGGTTGATTGTTAAATTGTCCCATTTTTTATTATTTACTTTATTATTGATTTTGTTTTTTCCCAAGATCTTCCTACAAAATAAGCACCGTAAACGGTTACTAATAGTGTTTGGAATATTGGTATATATTCTTTAGCTATTTTAAATGATCCTACATTACCGTCAAAGAAAGCTAGTGATGAAAATATAACAGTTAAGTATATTAAAACCATAGGCCTTATGTTCTTGCTTAAGAAGCTGTCGGATTGCATGTCAGACTTCCATCTATCACTAACTTGCTCTTGAGCTTTAGTGTCCGCATCTTCTAGTATCTGTTGAACCTGCTTTTTTATTTCAAGCTTTTCCTCTTCGGTTGTCGTAAGCTTGTCGATGACGTCACCAATCTCCTTGATAACGCCACCTGATAGCCATTGAATTATTTTTTTCATTATCTCCTGTCTTTACTCTTTTGCTTAGCTGTTCTAGGGACATATCTCCCCTGAGAATCATAACCACCTCCAATAACCACACCACCTGAATTACGGCTTTTTACAATAGTCCCCTCTCTCGTGAGTCTAGTAGTTTTATCTACTTCAACGTCCGCTCTATTTGGCTGAACACTCTTTTCTTTGTCTTTTTTAGAACCTCCTACGTGTAGTGGTGATCCTGCTGCAATAGAGTGCTTACTTGTAAATGGTTTCATTTTTTTATTTTTTAATTGGTGTTTCTGTTACGTATTTAGCCCAGATAGCCATTGTAGTATCTTTTTCAATTACTTATTTTTTTTAGCTAATCTAGCTGCTTTTCTCATTGCTGCTTTTTCTTTTCTTAAAGCTTTCTTTTCGTTACCTCCAGCTCTTGCCTCCGCTGCTTGTGATAATTTTTTATTTATTTTAGCTGTTTTTCTAACTTCAGTTTTTGACTTAGGGGCTACTTTAGCTTTAGCCTTAACTGTAATTTTAACATCAGCTGTAGGCTTTTGATTTTGAATTGTAATCTTCTTAGGTGTTATTACTGAAACGGAAGTTGCTTTCTTAGCTTTAGGAGCATTGAATTTACCAGTGCTCTCAAAAGATTTTGTTTGTTTTTTAGCTTCTTTGGTATATTGAGCTTTAGACATTTCTCCGTAAACCTTTCTATCTCTTTTTTTATAGGCATCATCGTAGCTGCTTTTAGGGCCGTGAATTGTGCCTTTGCCATTGCTTACTGTATATGGTGTATCTCCAGCAAACCCTGATTTTTTCGTGGTTGCTGTAGTTGTAGTAGTTCCAGCGGTTTTGTAATCTGGATTTTTTACTTTTCTTCCTCTTTTGTTTGTAATGAATTCTTTAGAAGATAGCTCGTTAGCTTTTTTTAATTTATTAGCTTTAATTGCTTCTGCTTTTTGAAGATCGGAAGCCGCCCTAGATTTCTGTCTGCTTTCATTTGCTTTTTGCCTGTTGCTTGCATTTTTAGCTGGAGCTGGGACAGATGCTTTCATTTTTACAGGTCCTCCTACGTTTAGTAGAGGCTGTGTAATACCACCTTTGGTAGTTTTTTTAATCTTCGCCGTTATTGGTGTTAAATTGTAACTCATTGTTTTGTTTTATTTTTTATATGGAAATATTTCGTTTAATTTGTTTTTTCTGTGCTGGCACCCGCACGGAATGTTTAAACCTTTAGATATTACATCTAC